GACTTACTTCACTATCATTATACTTGGCATAAACTGTTCCAATTGGAAGATTCAAACCGCCGCCAGCAAAGTCTAAAGTATAAAGTGCTGTGCTATTACCGGCATAAATTCCAACGCTTTGTGATTGGAATGAACCGGCTGTCGAGCTGTATTTCTTGAGGATATAGTCTGATCCCAAGTTAGCCGAAGTTGTTTTAATCCATAGTGAACCTGTTGGATAACCAGCGATATAGCTTGCCTGTTGATCTGCGATCTTGTACAATGGTACAGATGTATGTGATGAAATTGTTAGTGCAGGTGCTAGATATGAACCAGCTGTAATACCAACTCCAGTCGCTGAAGTACCGCTAACTGCTACTGCTACACCTGTTGAATAAAGGTTCAAATAACCGTTGATAACCGCTGATGTGACTCCAGCTGAGGTTAGTGTTGAGTTAGCATTGATAGCTGTGTTCAACGCACTTAGGGTAGTTACACCGGTTAAACTTTGACCGTTAATAGTAAGTGTATTACCAGATACCAGTGTTGGATTTTGTGCAGTACCTGTAACAGTTGGCCAACTCTTAGCCCATGCTGTAGTTCCAACTTCAACCCATGTGCCAGCGGCGGTGTCTGTTAGGTATTTCTTTAGGTAAACTTTTAACAATGTTGTAGTTGCTACGATAGCATACTGTCCAATTGAACCATAGCTTGATAATGGAACCCCTGAACTTAACAATGTTGAATCTGTGATAACTGTTACTGTTTGATTAGTAAATGTTTGTCCGCCTGTAGTAGTTGCACTAGCGGCATTCCATTGGAACAAGCCCCATTTAGTATTAGCAGTGTCTAACCAATAGGTGCCATCTGCTGGGGGACTAGTTGGTGCTGTTGCAGTTCCTACTAGTTCTGATAGATCTAGGTCAGCACGTACAACATATGCACGATTTGAAACACCCAAGAAACTATAGGCAGCTTCTAGACCGTATTCGTTAATTTCACCAGCATGTATTGGATTGTTGGCAGCATCGGTATAGAAAGCAGGAACACCAAATGTGTCTGATAAATCTTTCTGACTTGTTAGCAAGTATACTTTGCCAGCGTTTGCGGCTAGCGTTCCAGGTGCTGTGCCTGTGCCAGCTCCGTTTTGTTTGTTGCTTGCACTAGCAACTAAAAATAAAGGTACTGTACCGGCTGCGGCTGGTGTATAGAAACTTTCGTCGATTACCGTTACGCTTACGCCTGGTGAACTTAATTGGGCCATTGTGTTATCTCCATGATGACATACTGATATTGTATTTATGGCAGATAGACTTTTTGGTGCTGTTATATACCGATTAAAAGGCCGCGAAAAGGCTTAAATAAAATATGAGACCATTATGTTCCTGCGGGCGTGGGCCTGTAGCTATTAATTATTACAAACAAGGCAAGCCATTTTATAGGAGCCAGTGCGGATCCTGTAGTAGAGGTGTGACCGCACCACGTTGGGCCACTGCTGGATATTCAATTAAGAATTTGTGTGATAAATGTGGGTTTAGAAGTGCCCACAAGGAAGTTTTTTCAGTGTTCCATGTTGACGGTAATTTAAACAACTGCCAACATGGTAACTTAAAAACTGTCTGCTCTAACTGTGCTCGAGTCCTGCATAAAGAGGGTGTCCGTTGGCGTCAAGGGGATCTTGTACCAGACCTTTGACCTTGGCAAACAAGTCATCGATAGTTGAATCATTGGTAAAAACATGGTCAAAATTAGTACCGACCCAGGCAGTTTCGCTAGCGTGTATACCTAACTTTTCAAGACGACTACGACTAGTTGCCCAAGAGTAATTGCCATTTTCTCCGCGATTTGCGTTAACTGCGTCATCGTACCATTCAGGTTCTTCGCCACGTTTTACACGAACAACAATACCACCTGCATTTCGAATACTGGCTATTTCGTTGGGGAAACGACAGTCTGAAATTACAATGTCGTCTCGTGAGTTACGTAGTTTATTTTCTAAACTAGCGATCCAAATATCATCGTGGAAGGCTTTCCTACAGACTTCTGTACCCCAATATTGTAGTACCCAGCGTGGTGTTAGGTTAGGCATGTTTAGCCGGTTGGCCCACCAAAGATCTACTTGTTCTCGCCATTCACGGGCTTGTTTTGTGCGACCTTCTAGCATGGTTCTGTCCCAACCAAACACGTATGCCACTGCATCTTTCAAACTGTTGGCAAAACTTTCTCGTCTAAAACCGTGACAGTTAGTCAAATAATCGGCAATAGTATCTTTGCCAGAACCAATAAAACCACACACGCCTATAATCATAGAGCCCCCTAAAGTAACTCTAGTATATAACAGTTTTATTACAGAGTCAAGAGATTTTTAGCCAATAATAAACGTCATTGGGGTTCCGCCGGGAATCAAATCACCAATATCTTTTTCTAATTGAGTGATTTCCGTTGTGCCTTCTGTTTTAAGAGTGGCTCCATTCATCTGAATCCCACTACTAGGACCTGCAATACTAGCAAATTTACTGCGGGCTTCACCTAACATTAGTTTACAGGTAGCTAATGTATAATCGTATAACCATTGTTTGGCATAGATATCTTGTAACAAGACAAAATCGGGGCGATAGTTTTGTGTTTTTAATAAAATTTGTTCGCCTGTAGCAAATGGACGTTGTAGTATAGTCAACATGTGTTTAGTTGGGTTCCAGTTGAACTCAACAAAACTACCGAACATGCGACCGATCAACTTTTGATAGCCTGCATATAGTTCGTACGTAGCAATTCCGCCCATTTGACTGCCGTTCATTAGATATGTGTTTGTGTAGGCCAGATTAAATGGCTCAAATAAACTTCCGCCTGCGCCCATACCAGTACGGCTACCAATACTTCTACGAAAGGCACTTTGCACTAGTATAACTTCATCGGGTAATCTATATTCATTTTGATCTACAGTTAACTCTATAAACAAATAACTTTCTTCCACAGCGTTGCTACTGCGTTGACGTAATTTAGTTATAGCACGGTTCAGTGCTGTTTCATAATGTTTAGGATCTAGTTCAACCTCGATCATGCCGTCACCTAGCATATCTCGCACGTAATCGAACACTTTATTTCGCTCTAATAAGCTGGTACTAGCAGATGTATCTGACATAATTGGATTCTCCACTCATATTTATCTTACGATAAATATCATATGCCAAGATTATCCTTATATAAACCCGAACGTGGGCAAGATTATAAATTCATTGACCGTCAGATTTCTGAAATGTTTCAGGTCGGCGGTACGGACGTATACTTGCACAAGTACATAGGTACACAAACTACTGATTCTAACGGTAATGTGACCACCAAAGATCACACACAAATCCAAGATTTAGTATTGTTAGAAAATCGTGATAGAAAATACGATTCTAGCGTGTATAAACTCCGAGGAATTTACAATGTACAAAACGTTGATTTTAATTTGAGTCAATTTGGCTTGTTTATTGACAACGATACCTTGTACATGACTGTACACATTAACGATTTTATCAAATACATTGGACGTAAACCTATGAGCGGCGATGTTGTCGAACTGCCGCACTTGCGTGACGAGTTTGCGTTCAATGACTACGATGTGAGTCTGCCGCGTTACTATGTTATCGAAGATGTAGGTCGTGCCAGCGAAGGTTTTAGTGCTACATGGTATCCACACTTGTATAGATTAAAAATCAAAAAGATAATGGACAGCCAACAATACGCAGATATTTTTGCACAACCAATTAGCGAAGGCAGTTCGACAACATTACAAGATCTGTTGAGTACTCGTGCCAAAGATTTAATAGTGAATCAAGGAATATTAGATGAAGCCGAAGCCAATGCGCCGACGAGCGGTTATGAAACTAGACAATTCTTTACCCTTGCCGTTGATCCTCTGACAGGACGTAGTATTATAAATCAAACTGCGGATATTACCAATGAAGATGGAAGCATCGACACAGTAACCGCTGATGCTATTGCGGCTACTCCTATACGGCCTGGCTATACTGGATATTTGTTAGGCGACGGTGTGCCAACCAACGGTACAACATTTGGATCAGGTATACAATTTCCAGCCACAGCATATCAAGATGATTTTTATTTAAGGACAGATTTTATGCCCAATAGATTGTTCCGATTTGATGGCGCACGATGGATTAAAGTGGAAGATGCTGTGCGTCAGACCATGACCAATACTGACACACGCAACACATTGAAAACCAGTTTCATTAATAATACCAATACCACTACAGTTGGTGGCGAAACATTCCCAGAACGTTCAAGTCTCAGTGAGGCGCTTAAACCCAAGGCGGATCTATAATGCAGTTTTTTTATGACAAACAAATACGTAGATATCTAGTTCAGATAATTCGCGTATTCAGTAATTTCACAGTAAAATATGGTGATAACACACTGCATCAAATTCCAGTAATGTACGGTGACCCTGATAGACAAGCCGCAACTGTGCTAAGACAAAACAGTGAGAATGTTGTGCAGGCCGTTCCGCGTATTGCTGTACATATTACTGGTCTGCAATTGGATCGTACCAGATTAGGTGATCCTAGTTATGTGGGTAAAATGCATTTTAGAGAACGTGACGTGAACGGCACAGCTTACACTAGTGGTCAAGGAAAAAATTATACCGTTGAGAGACTGATGCCAACTCCATTTAAATTAACAGTCAAAGTTGATATATGGGCCAGTAGTACTGAACAAAAATTACAAATCATGGAACAGATACTGGTACTATTTAATCCCAGTTTAGAATTACAGACCACAGACAACTATATTGACTGGACTAGTTTAAGTGTATTAGATTTAACCGATCTAGCATGGTCAAGTCGCAGTGTTCCGGTTGGCAACGATAGTCCGATCGATATTGCAACCTTAACATTAGAAAGCCCTATCTGGATCAGTCCTCCTGTTAAGGTTAAGAAACTTGGCGTTATTACAAATATTATTACCAGCATTTATGATGGCGTCGGTACCGAAAATTACGGTTACATTGACGGATTAGGAGTAGACAATAGTGGTAATGGGCCAAGTTTAGGTTCAATACTAAGCACACAATCAACAACTATTGCTGGAGGTTTTGGTATACTAGCCATTAACGGCCAAGTACAACTACTAAACCCCGGCGAAAACTCGACTGCTGATAACGATTCATTAGACATTCCGTCTAAACAAGGAACACCTGTTGATTGGTTAGCATTATTAGATCAATATCCAGGAAAATATATTGCTGGGGCTGGGCACATATATCTAATACAACCAACAGGATACGAAGTTTCAGGAACATTTACAGTTAATTCACTAGATTCAACTTTGTTATCTGTTACATGGAACACCGACACGTATCCTAGTAATACAACTATCACCAGTTCATATCGTGCTAGTCCTGGAACGTTTGATGCAATTATTAATCCATTGACATTTAATCCTATAGATAATACACCAGTAGCTGGTAGAAGATACTTGTTAATAGACGATATTGGTGATGCACAAACAAACACCGATACAAATAATTCTGTAGCATGGGGCACCTTAATTGCTAAAGCAAACGATATAATAGAATATAATGGAACTGCATGGACTGTTGTATTTTCCGCGGCTCAGAACGAAGACAATCTCATCTATCAAACGAATATATACACTGGAGTTCAATACAAATGGAACGGAGTTTCATGGGTTAAGAGCTTTGAAGGTGAATATAGGGCAGGTGCATGGAGACTAGTACTGTAAGAGATCGTATTGTTTGTAGTGGCGCATTAATTTACGCTAGAAATACTCACAGATTTTTACTATTACAAAAAGCCACAGGCAAACATGCTGGTACTTGGGGGCTTGTAGGAGGCACCACTATCGAAGGTGAAAATCCGTGGCAGGGTTTACAGCGTGAAATTACCGAAGAAATTGGTGCAATACCCGATATTAAAAAAACACTTCCGTTAGAAACATTTGTCAGCAATGACTTTGTATTCCATTTTCACACGTATCTATGTGTGGTTGAAAATGAGTTTGTTCCTGTATTAAGTTCTGAACATAACGGCTGGGCATGGTGTGCAATGGATGCGGCTCCTAAACCATTACACCAAGGGCTACGTACCAGTTTTACTAACCGTGCAATTCGCACAAAACTTCAAACTGTATTTGATATCGTAGATTTAATCTAAGTCATATTTCGTCATTGATATTTTTCTTAACAGTAAATATCACACAGCTAACTAAAGGGTGATATATGATCGAAGAAAAAGATAATCCAAGGGGATTAATGGTAAAAAAAGTTGCCAAAATGTTTCCTACGCACTTGTTAGGATATGACAATCCTAATTTTGTAGATCAAAATAAAAAAATTATCGAAATTCTAGAAAAAGAAGCATTTTCTCCGGGGCCGCAACAGCCTTGGCAAACCTTAGATAATCATTTAGAGTTACGTCCAGAATTTAAAGATTTCTTCGATTGGGTTCAACAGTGTTTGGAAGACTATCGTAGAACATTTATGTATCATTGCGATGAATTTAAAATTGTAATCTCCTGGGCAAATAAAGCAGATCAACACGGATCGCATAGAATGCATGTACACCCTAATAGTTTTATATCAGGAGTGTATTATATTAGTGAAAATCCTACTCCAACAATATTTGAAGATCCGAGGTATCAAACTCGTAGCGGGTTTACAGTTGCTAGCCATGCTAGGATGGACGATAGTGTATTTGTTGCACCAGCAGAGCAAGGAACTTTAATATTGTTCCCTTCTTGGATGCCACATTTTACTGAAGCCGCACCTTTTGAAGGCATTAGATACACAATCTCTCTTAATGTAGTCCCTGGTGGAATAACCAATAAGGGTAGTTTAACAGAATTTAACTATTAGTATGAATTCCAAAGAAATTAATTTATTACCTAACTTATTAGATAGAAAAATAGTAGACATAGTACATAAAAAATTATTAC